ATACCTGTCCATAAAAGCTGATTGTCCTGGTTTTAGTCCTTGTTCTTCATACTTGTCTATCTTTTTCATCCAGGCCCTTCTCTCTGCTTCATTCAAAAAATCGTAAGTACCTCTTAGATCTACTCTGAACACTCTTTCTGCTTTACTCTTAGAACAATAACCTTTGTTAATCAATACGTGCAGTAAATCTCTCCAACCTCTTAAAACTAATATATCAGATTCATACTCATACTTACTATACTCTGGACTATAAGGACCAGAAACACCACCAATTAGATTGTCATGTCCAAAGTAATTACAATAGAGTCCATAAATAAATTGACCATGATGTGGGATTCTATTCTCCTCATAAATTCTGAGGTTTGAGTTTAACTTTTTTAATTTATATTTTAGGGTATCAATATTCATAATAGTCTTAAGAAGTTGGGAGGGCAGTTTATTACCCTCCCTCCTAAACTATGAAGCGTTAGTAAAAGCAGAACCTGCTCTAATTCTTAACGCCCTACGCTCTGTTGAAGTTGTGCCAAGATACGCTGCAGCAAAGCCTTCAACCTTCCAACCCACAGAGTTAACCTGGGCTAGAGGGTCAGCAATACTAGCTTTTCTTGGGACTATCATTGTCTTAACGCCCTTTGAATCAAGTTCAACAGCGCCAAAACAACCTTTTGTACAAAGAAGGTTTGAATATACATCAGCGCTAGACTCAGTACCATCAGAGGTCGAGTTGATATTGCTAGAGCTAACGATTCTTACATTAAACAGTTTACCTTCTTCACCCTTCATAATCTGGCTTTCTTTCTTCAGGTATTTGGAAACTTCCATCCAACCACCAGCAGCAGTGTCAGCCTTAAGATCAAACATACAAATTGGATGGGCAACCAAAACAGCTTCATCCATTACATCATTAATCTGCATACTTACTCTACCTCTAAGAATCTCTCTCGCTGTTAGTGGATCATCTGTACCAACACCTGTTAGGGCAGCATTGTCGCCAGCATAAAGATTATCACAATCTGCATCAAGTTCAATCCTGCAAAGACTATCCATACTAAGAGCAGCTTGCTTTCCAAGCTCTTTCATGGCATCGTCAAGGATTGGATCAATAGCAGTAAGTTCCAACAGATCAGAAATCAGTATGTAATTACCATACTGTTTAATGGTCGCTGTTGGCCTGGTGGCTGTCAAGCTATCTTCTGCAGGAGCTACGCCCTCTACCAGGGGAGTTGTGACTTCACTAAGCTTTGCAATCTTATGAAAGTTGATTGTAGATCCTGATCCTTTTGGGATGGGTCTTTTCTGTGCTAGTGAGTATAACACTAAGTTTGGATAAAAGTTCATAAGTAACTTTTTGTCATAATACTGAGAGACTAAATTACTTAGACCAGTAGTATTTTGAATAGACATTTAAGTTCTCTACTTTCTGGCTCGTCCAATCTGTTTCTCTAGTCTTGCTACCTGATCTTCCAATGGAAGTGATTCAAAGTCTAGGTTGTCTCCAGAACTGGACCCGCCTTCAACAAAAGCTTCATCCTCTTCTTGAGGGGTTAGCTTTTTATATTTTGATATTTCAAGCTTTAACTTCTTGTTTTCTTCTTCAAGCGAGGTAGCCTTACCAGAAACGTTTTTGTAGTCCCCTCTAAGTTTCTTGGCCTCGCATATCTCGTAGAGTCTAGGTATAGCATTTGGATTATAAGCTAATTCAGGAAACTGTCCTTCCATATCTTTTGCTAACACAATCATTTCCTGTTTGAGTTCTTTGAAGTGAGGGTAATTCTCTACGTCTTCTTCGCAACTCTTGTAAACTTCAGCCATCTTTTGGATAGCTGTTGCATACTCAGCTTCATCTTTCTTCTGTTGTTCAAGCGCAGCCAGCCTGTTTTTAATAGGCTCTACTGTCTTATCTATAGGATCAACGTAATCGTTTTCATCACTATCAACAGAATTCTGATCCTTTGCCCACTGTTGCCATTCAAGGTTTTTACGAATAATTTCCTCGTTCTCACAAGCTATTCTTTCGCGTTCCTCTTCCAAGCGTTTTCGCTCTGCAGCATCTTTACCTAATTTGGATTCAAGTTCTTTGTATGCTTTGTGCACATCTTCGTTAGACTTGAATTTACCCAAGATTAGTTCTGAGCCTTCTTCAGAAGTTTCTTCTACTTGGTCCTCTGGTTCTGTGATATCTTCCTCTTTTGATACCACTTCCCCTTCTGGGGTAGCTTCTACTTCTTTTTCTTGAGCTTCTTGTGGTTCCTCTTTACCTACGACATCTACTTCGTCTTCTTGAGATTGTTCTTGAGCGATCTGATCTCTTAGTTCTTCCATCTCTGAGTCAAGAGTCTCTATATTTACATCTACCATTTTAAACCTCCTGTTAGTTGTCCTAGTTTATCTAGGGCTATTGGAGTCATTGAGATTATCTTCTTGCAACGCTTCAAACTGTTGTGCGTTAGATTCTACAAAATTTAAAACTCTCTGCAAGGACAAGACAAACCCCTGCGAGAATCTCATTTGATCTAGTGTTTCAGATTGCAATGCCTTATTCTTCTCTACTTCTACTAAACTTTCTATGAAATCTTTGAGTTTGTCCCAACCATCTGTACCTGCTAATCTCCAAATTGGTTCAGAGAACCTAGTGGCGTCTTTAAGAGCTTCTTCCATAAACTCTGATTCTAGTGCTTGGCTGATTCCTCCAACAAAGGGTTGACCTTGATCATTTAAGTCTGGCATTATTCGCCTCCCATTTCAGGTTTTACTATCCCTTGTTCAGCCATCATTGCATCAACTGGTATCTCATCTCCTGATGGAGGGAGCATCCCTTGATTTTCTTGCATCTGCTGCATGGCCTGAATCTGCGCCTGATCTTCAGGGGTATTCAGTAATGTTTCAATATCATCCCAATCTCTTTCTCTGAGATATCTCTTAGCTAATGCTATTGGTTTAAACGTACCTGGATTGGCTTTCTCTAGTTCTAAAATAAAAGTTCCTATTGACTCTAGGTTGGATTGTCTTAGTGGCTTCTGTGCTTGTCTCATTAAGCCACCTTTTTGCAACATCCACTCTTTTTCAAAAAGAACTGGTTTTATTACAGCCATCTCAAACTGTTCTTTGCCTCCAACAGGGACTGCTTCATCTTCAGTCATGAATTGCTTTGCGTGTTTCATCAACATCTCGCATAGAGGTTCTATGAACAACTCTTCCATTAACATCAACTTTAAACCTAACCTGTTAGCAGTAAAGTTTTCAAAATATTGTACACCTTTAGCTGTCCTGCTAAAAGCCTGTCCCATTCCTGCACTTCTTTGTGATGGGTCAATGTTAGCTGTAGTATTCTGTATCTCAAGTTCTATAGAATTAATTTCCTGCTGTGAAGAAACATTAGTCTCGCTTATTGGTAATGGTTTTATTCCTTCGTTGTTACTCGTTAACACTATGCCTGACGGCCTCCAGTAGAGGCTCCTTGGGTTGACTCCTGCAGTCTTTTCTACCATCAGCATTCTATATGCAGACTGTTGAGCTTGATCTAATCTTATATTCCTAAGCGTAGTACTTTCTGCCATAGACGATTCAACAGGTTCTATCTCGCCTATACCATAAAACTCTCCTTGAACTGGGTAGTCAACACAAGCTAAGAAAGGTCTAAACTGTTCGTCGTAAGGATTCTTCTGTAGTCTTATAATTACATCACCATTAGCCACTGTTATCAGAGTTTCTTTTGGTCCCTTGCCATCTCTCCAGTCAAAAATTCCCCAGTATTCCCATATCTCTATCTGGCCTTGGTGTTTAGATGTAAGATTTCTTCCAATAGCAGTATCGTATCGCGTATGGTCTGAGTCTGATGTTCCTACTTTAGACGCATTCTTCCAGGCGTCTGTATCACCAGCTTTTACTTCTACTTTTAACTCATCGAGGTTTATATAAACACCTCTTGATTTTCCATCCTTGCTTGTTACTTTGCGCATTTTCTTCAACTGATCATAGGTTCTCCAAAAACGATGAACACAACCATCCATTGCGTCTATGTCAGCAGGTTTATATGCTCTTGGTGATGGGAAAAAATCTATTAGTTTAATAGGGTCAATCTGAATATTGTTATAAACTACTTTTGTAATCTCTTCTTTAACTAAATAAGGTTCCTGAGTAACAGCGTCTATCTCAGTCCTTCTCTCGATAATATTTTTCCTCTTCTTTAACCAAGGACTTTTCATTATTGCTGTGCCATGGAGAAGAAGATCTTTTACAAAGACTGTTAAATTTGGAACAAACTGGGCTTTATCTAGTTTCATCGTAACCCATTTTGTGAGGTTACGTCCATCTTCTACGTCTTGTTCTGTTGGATTTGGTATCCAAGGCTTAACTGCTACAGAATCTTCAGCGTAATTCCAGATTGCTGCTACCATCTGTGGTGCGAATGATTCTATCTGCCTAAAAACTGTAGGTGGTTTGAGGTCTGCCCTTAGTTTTTTCTTCTTCCACTCATCTCTGTTGTTTAAATAAAGCTCTACTTGGTGAATAAAACGCTCAAAATAATTGGCGAAGTGGTCCCTAGAATCTTTCATGAACTTCGTCGTGAATTTTAAAGCTCTTTCTTCCAATTCAAAACGAGCTTCTTTTTCTTTCCTTGTAGCCATAGTAGCCCTTATTTAATCCAATGCCCAGTGAAACCAGAAACGTTTGAAAGGTCTTCCTCGTTCTCCTTTAAATCCCATGGGGCAAGAGAAGATTGTTTTCTTTCCATAGCAGTAACTTCTGGAGTCTGTATGTGAGCAAACCAGGCTAAGTAAGTAGCAGTCACTAAATCATCATTACAACCATCGCTGCCACCTAACTTGCCATTTCTTGGATCTTCTACATAGTTAACTTGCTGGTCCAATAAATCTTTGTCGTAATATAATATTTCTCGATCTCTTACTGCTGCTCGAAGTTTATCTACTGCAAGTTCTTTGGTTCCCCTTGAGGACCTAAATCCCAACCTCTTCGTTCTCTTATCTTGAAGTTTATCAAACTCTTCTCTGAAATAAAGGTTAGGATAATTCATAGTCTTAAGTGTATTTAGAACAGCAAACCCATGATTATTACACTCTACTATCATGTAGGCGAAGTTATAGTATTTGCCTAATTTATATAATTCCATACCAAAGATATCTGGGTCTAGCTTGTTTGAGTTGATTCTTGCTACTATCTTTCCAGATGCTCTATGTAAAACAACTGCTGCAGCCTTATCTTTTCCAACACCTTCTGATGGATCTGCACCAATAATATATTCTTCAGTTTCTTTTGGCTTCTGCCATACATGAAGAAAGCCTGCCTCAAGATCAACAAAGTTTATGGCTGGGTTAGCTTTCAACCTTCCAACAAACGCTGCTGGCTTGCAAATATTTTCAAGGTACTCTAACCAATGCCCTGGAAATACTTGACTTTCTCCCAATAAGAAACACTTTTCGTCGTCTTCTGGGTACTGACGCTCAAATTCTTCCTCGCTACCACATTCGACTATTTTGTATCGTCTCCAGATTAAATGAACATCTTTAATCTTTCCTGGATGTCTAGCCTGTAATTCTTTTTCCTGCTCTGTTGCCTTGAAATCTACAGGAATATCTATTAGTTCTGGGTGTTCAGGATAGTACTGCCACCATTCAAAGAAGAACCTCTTGTAAGGACTCATGCCTTCTTTAGAGGCTTTCCATACTGCATAGAACGTGGGATCTCTTTTGTTAGGAGTTGTTTCTGCTGTAATCTCGTTTGAGTCTGAAACGCTCTGGGTGGACTCGCTCCATCTCTCCTTGCTTACAAAAGCTGCTTCGCTCACATGAAGAATGGTAGTTGTGAATCCTTTGGCATCATAACCAACTTCAATAAAAGAATCGAGATTATCCCAGGACAATTTTGATGTTGAATCCCTGTCCCTTTTCGAGGGAGTTATCAAATACAGATCTCCCCAATCCCTTACAAAATGCTTATGCGTTCTCTTAACCATATCAAAGATCTTAGCAACTCGCGGCATCTTGTCAGCCATTATGAAATCCTGAGTACCTGGATTAAATATGGCGGCATCGTATTCTCTAACACACTGTAAGGTTGTGAAGCCTAATTGCCTTGGTTTCAAGATTAGGTTTCTCGTACCCTTATTGTCTAGGAAATGATCTTGGGCTTTATTGGGCTTGAATTGAACTATCTTACCAGATTTATCTTTAATCTTGTAAAGGTTCTGAATCCTTTCCCTATCTCCTAGTTTAACCATCTCGTCAAAGAAGGTTTGTCTTAATACTTCTTCACCATGTTCCTCGCCTGCCCTGACGATTCGATCCATAGCTTCTTCAAATTTCTGGGTATAAGAGGTTTTTCCCATAAATTCCGATCTATATTAGAGACTTAACTTGATTCAAGGCTTTGTTTTCATTTCGCCAGAATGCCAAATCTCTCTTTCTAAACAGTCAAGGGTATCAGTAAACTGGCCTCAACTGGATTTTAGGACTTAAGGAGATCGCAGAAAGCGTTTTTACTATGAGCTTCATAGCCTGCGACCCCCACTGTATATAAAAAACAGATTAAATTCTGTAGTGTTCTGCAGGAGGCCACTGAACTTCTCAGCAGCCTCGAAGCATATATGACTATAGATGGGGTTCCACCTCGCCACATAGCATATAAGCTCCATATTTGCCTTCTAAGGGGTGTTAATTTTTTCCCTACCCCTACCCTTACTTGGTTACCTTGCCCCCAAAAGAATGGGGACTAAGGTGTGTTTGAGTGTGCTCAGTTAGCCTTCTTAGGACTTTGCTTACCCACTGACTTAAGATAGCGAGTAATCTGAGATTTATACTCTTTCCAAAAAGCTGGGTACTTCTTTGGATCTTGATATAGAAGTACATTTCTCACAATAGATGGCATGTGGAATATACATTTGTCTAGAAGATTTGCTTGAGTATATAAGCTTTTCTCTTTGCAGCCTTCTTCTGAGCATGTCAACTCTTTCATTCCAGGGGCCTCTTAACATTGTGGTGAGGTACGTCTTCTACAGTATAGCATAATTGATATTACATTGTTTAGCACTTATGAGTTATTGATAAGTCCTGTTTATGTAGATAACTTATACTCTATACTGTGTCTAGCAACTGTGAGTTATCATAGCATACTATTATTATGTGAAACATAAGTTACACTTATATAAGACCCTTTTTTGCCTATTTTAACAAGGGGCAAAAAGCAACAAAATGAGATCCCCTTATAGATCAACTGTTTACAGACGAAAAAAATGAAGATTTCTTTAAAGTATTACTTTATCGTTATAGTATTGATAGTATATTATATAAAAATTTGGTAACTGTTTTTCAAAAATGGGTCCCATAAGTACTTGATATTACTATGACGCACCCCACCCCTATTTTTACTTGACGGAATCCCCTCACTCGCTACGCTCGCTCAGGGATTGTTCAATTAAAACAGGGACTTATCTACTTGATACAGAAATTATAAATGAAAATGGGCATCTATGTTTTTATACACGTATGCATGAATGAGTAAGAATCATTTTTTCATGTGTCCTGACCCAAAAAGCCTCCCCATCGAAGCCCCTCCCACCCCTCTGTTTTTATGCTTTAGACCTACCTCATGCCATAGCAATGCAGGCGCTCATTATCTGATCATGTACTGAGGTACGTCTCAGACGTACTTCAATGTCATGCTCGCTTTCAATGTAGTGGCATGTGGTGGGTCTACGTGAGAGCACAAGCAATTGTGTAATGATAACAACACGTTGACATACCTCATGACATAGCAGTGAAGAGGACGCCCTTCTTATAGGTAACTATTAGTCATTTCAATGCCAAAAGACCTACCTCATAACATTGCTAATAAGGGAAAATAGTCCTGTTTTGCATGTTTTGACAAAATATGG